ATGACTCTTTTGCCTTTTGCATCAAAGATACCTTCGTGTGTAATAGTTGTTTCCATAACACCGTTGTACTGTTTGACGTTAGGTGCAATAAGTTGTACAAAATCTGTGTCTGTCGAAATGATAATATGATTATCGTTTGGATGACTCTGAATCCAGCCAGCAATAAGATCGTCAGCTTCTAAACGTGGATTCTGCATAACTGTACAGTTAGTTTTTTCTGTAATAAACTCTTTGAATGTGTCAAAGGCTTCCCAAAAGACTTTTTCTTCTTCTGCTTCACGTTCTGTATGAGCAGCACGAGCCTCTGCACGTTGCGCTTTGTAAGGAGCATAAAAGTCCTTGCGCCAGCTACGACCTTCTAAACAGAAGATAACGTGACTGCCGTTAAAGTCTTGCCATGCTTTCTTTACACTATTAAGTGTAATATGAAAAGCCATGCCTAGTTTGATATCAGCGTCACCGTTGATAACGTGCCGAGCACGGAAAAAGGTATTTGCTGTATCTACTAAAATATAGTTCATTTGTTGTTCTTTTTAACTGAGTTGATATCAATAACGCCAGTGTTAACGGCACCGCCAAAGTCACCGTCAACTACCACGTTAGCACAAAGTTCACGGAACCAACGGTCTACGATTTCTTCATCTAAATCACCATCAAATCCGTATCCTTCTTGCTTTAATTTTAACACAAAATGGTCGTTCCAGTCAAGCTCAAAGAAGCCATTGCGGATATTATCTTTGTTGATATGTGTGTTTAGTACACCTACCCAAGGTTCTTTTAGTTTGGTTGCTCTATCTTTTGCACTGAGTTTTGCCAGTTCTTCGGCTTCTTTGGCTCTCTCTGCTGCCGCAGTAGCATCTTTCGCTGCCTTGGCCGCTTCTTCTGCTATTGCTACTGAACGCTCTGCTTCAGCTCGAACTTTATCAATACCAAAAAGTTTTTCAATAATCTTCTTCATTAAGTTCCCCACTCATTTTTAAATAACGGCACTTGCAATCTATCACTATATCTTAAACCGTTCTTCATAGCTAAGTCTGCCACTGTGCGATTGTTTAGTGCATAAACACTTTCTACACCGCCTACTGGCATCAAATATACATGGCCTTTAAATCCTGCTGTACGATAAGCGGCAATAGCACACTCAGCGTCAGCAAAGTCTTGTTCTGTAGCAATAACAAACTTCAAGTAAGCTGTACCAAAGTCTTCGTATTCACAAACTACCTCTGGAAGGATTGCTTCTTCCCATTTTTCTCCGCTACACGGAAGTTTAGCACTTACTGAAAATGTAACTTCTTTAGCGAAATCAGTATACATCTGCCATTGTGCTAGATATTCTTTAAATTCTTCTGTTAACTTCTGAGTACCGTTTGTTTCAAATGTGATCTCTTTTAATCCAGCCATTTTAGGATGACTCAACAGGTCTGGATAAGCACGTTGCCAACCCAGCAAAGGTTCACCACCTGTAATAACCAAGTGCTCGTCCTTCCAATGATCCTGTGGAAGAATTTCCATAATACGATCTGCGATTGCTTCGCTTGTAAGCATTGGACTAAGTTCTTTAAACTCTGGCATCCAGCTGGCATAGCTATCGCAACCAGTACTTACTAGTGGAAGTTCTTCATACTTTTGAAAAGATTCAATCATGGTATGTGTTGCCGCAATATCAGTAGCCTCGTGACTCGTTTCGCCTCGCGGCATACCAAAGCCTGCACATTTAAAGTTGCAACCAAATGTACGTAAGAAAACAGAAGGAACACCCATATAGCGTCCTTCACCTTGAATGCTGTAAAACAGCTCTGCGATTTTAATTTTGCTCATAGTATATTATACACTCTGTTCAGTAGTTTTGTCAACTTTTTTGAGTTGCCAACTACCATTATTTAGGTCAATCCATTCTAGGGTATCGCCTTCTACCCACCCTGATTTTTCTAATAGATCGGGAGGAAATGTAAGGATAGCATCACCAGTTTCGGGATCTTCTTCCACAGTTAATGTCCAGCTGTTCATATTGTGTCTCTGCTTTTTAATTCTTCTAACTTTAACCTACGACATTCTTCTTTGACTCTTGGTGGAATGTCTGGATGCCATTCTGCCATTCCACAGTCATATACAACGACCTTGCTTCCAGTGAAGTCTGAAAACAACATGATCATTGCTTAAACTATTACTAAGACTATAGTTATAATAGTGTCTCTCATATCCTATCACTCAAGAGTATTTTAGCCATAAGCCCATCGTGTTCGTTAAAGAACTTAAATGTCATATAGTCTTCGTGCGGTGTATAAACAAATCTGTCACCAGGTAGTCCGAAATGTTCTAATACTAGAGCACAAGTTTCGTTCCACCAAGGAACATTTTGATTATCCCATTTGACAACGATCTCAGTCAATGTCTCCACCCTCAGAATCGCCAGGGGCTCTTACGCTGGTACAACTATCATTCCACATCGCTTGCGCTCTGCGCTTATAGTCTTCCATTTCCCATTCAGCCAGTTTCTCGCGGAACTCACCTTCTTCTAGACCATGCCACCCAATACACTTACCTGTTGGGCTACGACCGCAACCACACTTACCAAACTCTTTATCATCTTCTGTTACTCGTACCTGCATATCAATCTCCTTCATTAAAACAATGTGGGACCCAGCCTGCTAACGCAACTACCCATGCCATGCTCTCCGGGGTACCCCAATGTAACACTGCTAAGGTTAATGCACACGCTGAAATAAAAATAGCACTGATTTTTTTAAACATTTTCATTTTTTATAGTTACCTTTTTCTGGAATAACATGACGTACCCCGCCTCGAGGATCTTCCATATCTCCTGTACGTCTTGGAATAAGATGAACATGTGGATACATAACAGTTTGCCCTGATGACAGACCTACATTAAGTCCGATATTAAACCCGTCGCACTCACCAGCAGCAACCATCTGTCGACCTTCTTCTAAAGCAAACTCAAAACATTCAAGGATGACCGCATCGGTGTTGTATTTAGGTACAAACAATAGATGACCTTCCGTTACAGGATATTTGTCTCGGAATACTTGAACATGAAAATCTTCCATGTTTTCAACGGCATTGTCCCACGGAGCAACACCTGATTGTTTAGCTTCATCTAAATCTGTCATATCAACCTCTCGCACTTGTTTGTGTCTTACTTACAGCAGGACCTTCACTGACAAAGTCCATACCTGCCATTCTGCCTTCATACATACGTCCGTTCCATGACATCATCAGTTTAACTGATTTATTCATAACAACAGTTAAGTTACGGCCTTCGTTAAAAGACATAACTTCAGCATCGACAGTTTTGTTGCTAGATGCTTGTGTTACTTTACAGGTATTGCTGTGCCTTGTAATGGTACTCATTTTGTCCACCAATCTTCAAATGGAAAGTCAATCCAAATATCGTTTTCTGCTTTGTTTACTTCAGTGCCAACATAGTCCATATCAATGTTGCATCTGCTGTCTAGATTATCAAACAGCACTGCGAATCTAACGTTGTTATTCCATACTTCTTCCCATGAAGGATCATCTGGAAAACATCCGCTAGGCCAGTCATCCATAATCCAGTTAATAGTTGCACCACTGTCGTTGATGTCATCAATAACAAGAATATTTTTACGACCACTGCCTGATGCCATAGGATCGTAAATAGGATGGCCGAATGCGTCTTCTGCCATCCAAAGATTGCTTTCGGTATCAGCACCTTCTTCTCCGTCACGGAGGCGAACACTTAATGTGTGACATGGAATATCAAAGTAATGACTGATCATAACTGCAGGAAGGAGACCACCACGGGTAATACCTACCACATAGTCTGGTCTCCAATCGCTTAATGAGATGTCTCTACAAATCTTTGATATTAATCCTTGAAAATCATGCCACGATACTGTGTGCTTTTTCATAAGCTTCTTCTTTCCTTGTTTTCATATATTGTTCGTTTTGAATCCAGTTATCATTGACCAGGAAACCCCAGTCACGTTTATGAGGACCGGGCATAAACAATGTCCAGGCAGTCACGCCAGGCTTAAGCTCAATACGATGATAAGAGTTAGGACTACAAGTACGAAAGTGACCGGGTCCACACCATTTGCGTATTTCACAATTTTTTGTACCATCTGCATTAAACTG